CAGAAGTTAACACCATAGGTTCTGTCATCGCTGGTGGCATAACCCCGCGCGAGGGGGGCGATGACGAAACCGTCCCGAAAGATGCAGCGGAGTGGGCGCGGTACTTCCGCGAGCGCCACGGCGTCGAACTCGACGCGACGAGCGTGCACGACCGCCGCAAGGCGTGGCCGCTTTTCGCTGGCTGGATCACGGCGGGCGTGTCCATCGGCCTCATGGAGCGCGCCGTCAAGAAGGCCCGAGACGAGGCGGACGGCCCGATTGCCTTCCTGCCGGCCTATGTCGACCGCGTGCTCGCGACCATGCAGCAGCCGGCCAAACCCCCGCGCATGACCGCCGCCGAGCGGCGAGCCGAGATCAGCAAGGCCAACGGCGACGCCTGGCTTGCCCAGTCTCCCGAATCCGATCCCAACGTCATCGACATGGAGCACTGACCCATGCACACGACCGACAAGCGCGCGTTCAAGGACGCGCTCGACCTAGCCCACGAGACCGCACGGCAGCCGTTGCCGAGCCCGGCGGTTCTCGGGGTGTTCTGGGCCCAGCTCGAGCCGTATCCGCTCGACGCAGTGCTCCGCGCGATTTCGATGCACGTCGCGACGAGCGAATTCGCGCCGACGCCCGCCGCGTTGCTCAAGCACCTGCCGAAGATGAGCGACGGCCGACCCGAGGTCGACGAGGCATGGGCGATCGCACTGCGTTCGCGAGACGAGTGTGAAACCGTCGTGTGGACGACCGAAATCGCCGAGGCGTTCGAAGTCGCCAAGCCCGTGCTCGACGGTGACGAAATCGGCGCTCGCATGGCATTCAAGGCCGCTTATGCCCGGATTACTGACGCGTCGCGACGTGTAAATCGCCCGGTCCAGTGGGTTGTCTCGCAGGGGCATGACGCCGCCCGCCGGCTCGAAGTCGTCGAGCAAGCAGTGAGGGAAGGGCGCATTGCGCTGACCCACGCGAAGGCCGCTGTGCCGCTTCTGGCGGCGCCAAGCGAGGACGAAGCGCAGCCCGTGGACGTCGAGGCGAACATCGCGCGGCTGAGGGCGATCGTGGGGGCGGCGAGTACCGCTATGGCGCGTAACTCAGCCGAAAGGAGCCGCCGCGCACGTGAGAGGGCCGAGCGGCTCGCCGAGGCCAAGCGCGAGACGGCGCGACGTGTTGCGGCTTACGAGGGAGTGCGGGCATGACATCGGCCATTGCTGATCGCGATTTCTTCTGCCTCGGCTCATGCATGACGTATTGCGACGACTGCAAATGGCGAGCTCGCTGGGACGTCGTCGGCGAATTTTCTGTATCCGAGAGAACGGCACGGTACCCGACCCTCGAGCGCATTCACGAAGGCGTATGCCAGGTGACGAACGGAAAAGCATTCGTCGCAAAGGAGCAATCGGCATGAAGCGCATCACGAAAGCCATGATCGAGCGCGGAGGCTGGCGCTACTGCTGCGTGTGCAAGCAGCTCGGCCCACGCGTCAAAGCGCACTGGACGCACGAGGGCCGCGACTACTGCGACGAGCACAAGCCGAGCCCGACGCCGATGCCTGCCGTGCGTCCGGACGTACCGCGCAAGGTGGTTGCATGAGCGCCGCTCCTTTCGTCTTTGGGACTGGTGACATTCCGCTCGCCGAGATTCTCAACGACACGAACCGCATGGATTTCCTCGAGCAGCTCAGCGTCGGCCAGATCGTCGACCTATGCTTCGTCGCCATCGACGAGCACGACCACAACCTGCGTCGCGCGATCGACGCATGCATCGCGGGAGCCGAGCAATGAGCGCAGACGGAACGCCCTGGGGCATGTGCGAGGCAGTCGGTTGCCCGCTGAACGGCACGGTAGGCCACGGCGGTAAGTGGTTTTGCTTCTGCCACGCGAACGCTGGCGCCGGCCGCCGCGAGGCGATCACGGCCGCGCTTACGCGCTGCGAATGGCTCGTGAACGCCACGCTCGACGTGCGGCGTTTCTACGGCACCGCCGATTGGGAGACTGTGCGCGCCGGCGTCGATCGCCTGCTCGCCGACAACAAGCGACGCGACCTGCTCATGGGCAACGCCGACTTCGGCAGCACGACGGCATGGCTTGCGCGGCTCGAGCGCGCCTTGCTCGAAGTCGTTGGCGGCGCCGGCACCCAGCAACCCATTCCATCCGCGCCCGTCACCGGCCCGACGAGCGCGCCTCTTCACTTCGCGGAGACCGACCAATGACCCGCAAGACACCGCCCGCCGCTTGGGACCGCCGTGCGCTTGAGGTTGCGCGCGGCATTGCAACGCTCGATCGCTCGAAGATCGCGCCGGCGCAGTTCACGGCGATCGTGCAAACCGCCATCGTCGACGGCATGATGCTGGCCGCCTACGAGGCGACGCTAACGCCCGCGCCGTCGATCACGTTGCGCCCGGCCGAGATCCAGATCAACGCCTTGGGCGTCGCGCTCACCGAGGTCGAGTGCGAGATGCTGCGCGCGATCGCAGACCGGATGCGCCGCGCCGTCGACAAGGCGCGCGAAGCGGGAGGGCTCGCAGCATGATGCGCATTGCTTTCACCATCCTCGGCGAGCCCGCCAGCAAGGCGAATAGCCGTAAGGTCGCGCAGTTCGGCGATCGCCCGGCGATGCTCATCAAGTCGGACAAGGCGCGCGGTTACGAGGCCGACGCGCTCAAGCAGATCCCGCCGGCGGCGCGCTTGCAACTCAAGGGGCCGGTGCGCGTGACGATGCGCATCTTCTACGCCTCGGAGCGGCCGGACCTCGACGAGACGCTGATCCTCGACATCCTGCAAGACCGCTATCAGCGCGAAAAGCTCGGCAAGACGCAACGCGACCTGGGCGTGAAGCCGCAGCGCTTGCTCGTGCAGAGGGGCGTCTACGTCAACGACCGCCAGGTGCGCGAGAAGCACGTCTATCACGCCATCGACAAGCTCAATCCGCGCACCGAGATCGTCGTCGAGCCGATGGAGCCACAGCAGGTAGAGCTGCCGGTGCGCGCCAAGCAAGCGGCAGCGTCGACGCGCTCGGCCGATCTTTTCGACCCGTTGGAGGTGTGACGATGGACAGCAGCAAAGACATCATCCCCAACCTGCCCGCGCAGTTCGACGAGCTTCTCGAAGCGATGGCTGAGATGGAGCGCCGCGGCGAGACTAAGCGCGTCGAGGAGATGCGCGTCATGCTCGACCGCGCTGCCAGCATGACGCCGCGCTCTGCCGCTCGTCCTGGCGAATCGCGCCGCGATCGCCGGGCCCGTGAGCGCCGCGAGGCGAAGGCTGAGCGCAAAGCCCGCTACACCCCGGACCCACGCTTTGACGAGCCCGCGTTCCGGGCGCGGATCCTTTCCCATCAGACGGAGGTATGACCATGCACTCGACGGCGATCCCGACGATAGCGATCGTCCTTTCCTATGTCGGCACGTTCATCGCTGGCGCGGCGGCTGGATTCTTCGGCCTCGCGAAGTGGCTGAACAAGATCTACGACTGACCGAGCACCACGCTACGCCGATGCGCACTCGGCCGCTGGCTCCTGCGACACGGGCAACCTTCATCATGGAGCAAAGCATGTCCGTGCAAGCCAAGTTCAAAGTCGCGAGCATCAGTCGAAGCGAAGGCAGCAAGTACAACCAGGAAACGAAGCAGTATGACCGGTGCGAGATGCAGACGATCCGCCTGCAGCCGGTCTACGACCCGGATCCGACGAGCGACAACGGCAGGTTCTACACCGCCACGCCGAGCGGGCAAATCGAGCTGGGCGTCGTCAACGCCGAGGCAGGCAACTACTTCGAGCTGGGCGCCGAGTACGTCGTCAACTTCGCGAAGGCGTAAAGGCGCAGCGCGGCGCCACCACGGGCCGCGTTGCCGCTCTCGCAATTTGCTGGGCCATTTGATTCGATAATTGCAACTGACCGAAATAACGGTGAAGGAAACGGAAATGGGAAACGAAGCCACTCGCTTTACTGCTGATCGACAACCGACCCGCCGCCGCGGGAAGGAATTGCGCACTCGCATTCTCGAAGCGATCAAAGAGGAAACCAAGCTAAACGAGAAGGGTTTCTACAAAACCGTCGCGAAAAAGGCGATTTCCGAAGGCGATACGGTCATGATGAAAGAGTTGCTGACGCGCATCGCGCCGGCGACGAAACCGATCGCACCCGCCGTGCAGTTCGACTTCCCAGAGAACGGCACGCCTGTGCAGCAGGTCGATTCCGTCATGGTGGCCGTGGCCACCGGCAAGGTCTCGCCCGACGTCGGCCAGCAGCTCGTCTCGATGATTCGCGGCAAGCTCGACGTGCTCGAAATCAGCGAACTGGCCGACCGGCTCGCGCAGGTCGAAAAGGCGCTGGCCGCACAGGGTAAATGAGCCGCCGTAGGCTTTCCCATGCCGCGATCACCCGAGTCGAATCCTACTTCTCGGGTGTCGCCACCGAAGAGCGTCCGGCCGTGTTCGGCATCGTCGACATGGACCGGAACGTCATCAAGCGGCTCACCGTCGACGGTGAAGAAACGGACGCCGAGCCGACCGTCTTCATCGCTCAGAAGCTCGAGCGGCTGATCTACCCCAAGCGCTACAAGATCGTGTTCGGCGGGCGCGGCTCGATGAAGACGCGCACCGTCGTGTCGATCCTCACGGCCCGAGCCCAGGTGCGCCGCCGCCGCGTGCTCTGCCTTCGCGAGATCCAGAACTCCATCGAGGAATCGAGCTACCAGGAAATCGCGGAAGAGGTAGATCGCCGCGACATGCTCGACTCGTTCAAGCTGCTCAAGAAAACGATTCGCGTGCCGGCCAACGGCAGCAGCTTCTCGTTCCGCGGCCTCTTCCGCAATCAGCGCGCCCTCAAGGGCTTCACGAACGCCACCGACGCATGGGTCGACGAGGCAGAGGGCGTCTCGCGCGACTCGTACAGCATCCTTGCGCCGACGATCCGCGCATCAGGCTCCGAAATCTGGATCACGTTCAACCCGAACAAGGAGACTGATCCGACATGGGCCGACTACGTCGCGCCATACGTCGACAAGATGATCGACGGCATCTACGAGGACGACGAGACGCTCATCATCTGCTGCAACTGGTCCGATAACCCATGGTTCCCCGAGGAGCTTGAGCTCGAGCGGCAGAAGATGCTGCGCACTGACGTCGACCGCTACAACTGGATCTGGGAAGGCAAGTTCAACAAGCGCAGCGACGAGCTCATCATGGCCGGCAAGTGGCGCGTGGCCGAGTTCGAGACGCCGGCAAACGCGCGGTTCTTCTTCGGCGCCGACTGGGGCTTTTCACAGGACCCGACGACGCTCAACCGTTGCTGGGTGCGCGACAACACGCTCTTCGTCGACTACGAGGCCCATGGTCTGAAGGTGGATCTCGACGAGATCTGGAAGCTGTTCGCCGGCCGTGAGGGCATGCGGCCCGAGCAGGTCAAGAAGTGGCGGCTCGCCGACGAGATGAAGTACCCGGGCATCCCTGGCGCTCGCAAGTGGAAGATTAAGGCCGACTGCGCACGGCCCGAAACGATCAGCCTCGTCGCCAAACAGGGTTTCAACATCTCGGCGGCCGCCAAGTGGGGCGGCTCCGTTGAGGATGGCATCGCGTTCTTGCGCGGCTTCGATGAGATCGTGATTCACAAGCGCTGCGTCAAGACGATCGAGGAGTTCCAGAATTACAGCTACAAGGTCGACAAAACCACGGGCGAAGTGCTGCCTATAATCGTCGACAAATGGAATCACCACATTGACGGCATCCGCTATTCGATGGACGGATATATCCGCGGTCGCGGTAACGGGCTGAATATCTCCGAAGACGCGTTGCGCGCCGTAATGGCCGGTTAATTCCATTTTTTCGTGATTAATCGGTCCAATTCGGAGATTTTCAGTTATGCGCATTCCTTTGCTCGCTCGCTTCCTGCTCGCTGCCATCCCAACGCATATCGTTGACGGCAGCGACGGCGCCGCCGCGGCGCCCGCCGATGCGGCCGACGCCGCTCCGTCCTCGAGCGCACCGGTCGAGCCTGTGCCCGAGGGAAACGACAATGCGCCGGCTGCGGCCGACGCGTCGTCGACGGAAGCTGGGTCCGCTGAAGCCCCAAACGCCGGTGCGTCCTCTGCGGACTTGGCGTCCGAAAGCGATACGTCATCGTCTGCGCAAGCTGCATTGCCCGCCGTCGACGCAGCCGCTTCCGCCGGAGGTGAAGCGGGAAACGCGAGTGGCTCGGCTACCGAAGATTCGGCGACGGGTGCGACGACGAGCCAGAGTGCGACGACCGATTCGACCTCGTCTACGTCGGCGGCGGTCAGCTCGGTTATGGCCGCTGATCCCACGCCAGCCGTCGCGATCGACGTCGAGGACCACGCCGAGGCGAAGGAACGCTTCGCCGGCTTGATGGCGCGCCTGCATCGCTTCGAAGACGAAGCCGTCTCCGAGCTGAAGGCGGACCTGAAGGCGATCGCGACGTTGCTCCACCTGCATTCGCTCGCATCGGGCCACGCCGAGGCGATGGGCGACTACAAGTCGGAAGACCTCTAAGCGATACCCAAAGCAGTAAGTAGGCAATCGAAACAACGGACGGCGTGCCCATGCTCAACAAGATTCGATCGACTCTCGGCGGCATGCCGTTCGTAGCAGGATCCGCGGCGCGCGCCAGCGCCGCACCCATTTCCCGCGTTGAGCCGCAATGGCCTAGCGCCGGGCCCGAACGTAAGGGCATCAAGATCAGCGCGGCCGTCATCGAGCAGCTCACGCAGCAATCGCAAGCGAATGGAGCTGCGATCGATTGGGCGGCGAAGTTTGCGCCTCCCATCGTCATGCCCGGGACGGCGCCCAAAGGTCAGGGCGCGCCGGCTGTCGCGATGGACTCGGTATGCGACAACCTGGCGGGCACGATCGGCACCTATAGCGGCTTCGCCCAGCAGCAGGGCATCGACTTCATCGGTTATGCGGCGCTCTCGCTCGTCTCGCAGCACCCGCTCATCCGCGCGATGATCGAGACGCTTGCCGACGAGATGACCCGCAAGTGGATCAAGTTCGCCGGCAAGGGCAGCGAGAAATCGGACGCCAAGCGCGTCAAGGCGCTCGAGGCGGCTACCGAAAAGTTTCACCTGAAGCGCTATTTCAATAAGGCGATGAAGACGACCGGCTACTTCGGCGGCTGCAAGCTCTTCATCGATATGGGTGACGATACATACAGCGACGCCGGCCGGCGCGAGATACAGTCTCCGCTCACGCTAGACGCTGGCAAGATTCGCGAGGGTTCGTTCAAGGGCTTCCGTCTCATTGAGCCAATCAACTGTTATCCCGCGCCGTACAACGCCGACAATCCACTCGCGCGCGGCTACTACCAGCCGGACAAGTGGCTTGTGCAGGGGCGACTGGTGCACGGCTCACGTCTGCTGCATTTCGCGCAAAACGAGCCGCCGCTGCTGCTCAAGCCTGCTTACAACTTCTTCGGCATACCACTCGCACAGATGGCGCTCGACTATGTTGATCGCTTCGACACGATCCGCATCTCGGTCGCCAAGCTCATCAAGCGCTTTTCCACGTCGATCCTGAAGACGGACATGAGCCAGATCCTCAACGGTGGCAGCTACGACGATGCCGCGTCGCTCAAGGCCCGCGCACTCATGTGGTCGCTGCTCGGTTCAAACGAGGGACTGCTCGCGCTCGACAAGGAAGGCGAAGATTTCGTCCAGGTCAACACGCCGCTAGCGGGTCTATCCGACATCGTCTCGCAGAACCTCGAGCTGCTCGCCGCGATCAGCCGCACGCCCGCCGTCAAGCTGCTCGGCATCTCGCCGAAGGGTTTCAATTCGACGGGCGAGTATGACGAGGCCAATTGGTACGATCACGTCGCCAGCCAGCAATCGCTCGTCTTCGACGATCCGCTCGACTTCGCGATCAAGGTCATTCAGCTCTCGGAGTTCGGCCACATCGACGAGGACCTGACGCACTCGTATGTGCCGCTGCATGAACTGTCCGAACTCGAGAAGGCGCAGAACCGCAAGTCGAACGCCGATACGAACGCGATCTACCTCGATCGCGGCGTCGTGTCTGCCGAGGAAGTGCGCGCGCAGCTCGCCGCGGATGAGGATAGCGGCTTCGAGTCTCTCGATGTCGATGACCTGCCCGAGCAGCCGCTCGACACCGGGCTTGACGAAGGCCCAGGCGGCAAGCCTGATCGCGACAGCGCTGGGAACGTGTAATGCCGGCGCGCGCACCTAAAGCGCGCGGCGAGATGCGGCCGGCGCGCCCGAGCGCCGCGCTTCGCATCGAATACCAGCGCAGGCTCGAGCGGCTCATCGATGAGATGCACCGCTCGTTCGTCTACTGGCTCACGGCCACCTACCGCGATCGCGAGGACGACATCGTCATCGCGTCCGACCATAGCCCGGCGCGAGATCTCGCCGATCAACTGCGGCGCCGCGCCAAGCAGTGGCGCAAGATGTTCGACGAGAAGGCGCCACCGCTCGCGCGCCTTTTCATCTCCAAGGTCGATCAGCACGCGACGAACGCCACCAAGCAGGCGGCCGTCGCGCTCACCGGCATGTCGGTGTCGGTCAAGGACACGCTGCTGACGAACACCGTCATGCAGGCGACGGTCGAGGAAAACGTCTCGCTCATCAAGTCAATCTCGGCCGACTACGCGAGCGAGGTCGAGGGGCTCGTCATGCGCAGCGTTGCCGCGGGCCGGGACCTGAAAACCCTCACCGATGAGCTAGAGCAGCGCTATCAAATCACGCGGCGCCGCGCCAAGCTGATCGCCAACGATCAGAACAACAAGGCGACGGCGCAGATGGCGCGCGCCAGGCAACTCTCGATGGGTGTCACGAAAGCACGCTGGTTGCACACGGGCGGCGGCAAGCATCCACGCGCTGACCACGTCCGGGCCAACGGCGAGGTTTTCGAATTATCGAAGGGTCTTAAAATCGGCGACAAGTACGTATTCCCGGGCGAAGAGATCAATTGCGGATGCGTCGCCGCTCCACTCATTCCAGGCGTTGATGATGAAGCCGAATAAACGAGAGGTAATCCTCGCTTTTGACCGAGAAACGGTTCGAAATTTAGATAAAGACGGTCGCCTGTTTGTCGAGCGGAGTCATATCTCGAAGGCTGGCGTCAATCCCTATTGGGGGCGAGAAATCGTCAATTGGGAAGAGCTTGGGCTCGACCCTGATCGTGTCTACAACGTCTTCCGGCCGCCCGAGGAGCTATCCAAAGGTGCGCACACGTTCAAGAACCTGCCTATCCTCTTGGTGCACTCTCACCATACTGCCGAAAACCCGCAAAAAGAGAAGATTATCGGCGCAATTGGTTCGAATCCGATATTCGACGGTGAGTATCTGGACAATAGCTTAGGCTTTTGGGATGCCGAGTACATCGAGAAGATTGATTCCGGCGAACAGCGCGAATTGTCGAGTTCCTACCGTTACATTCCGATTTTGGAAAACGGCTCATATAATGGCTCGCCATACGACATACGCATGACGCAGATTGAAGGCAATCACGTCGCGCTCGTCGTAGAGGGCCGCGCCGGGCCCGATGTCCTGGTCGCCGACTCCCAACTCTCTCCACCCCAACAGGTACGCACCGTGAAATTGAACCCGAAGCAATTGGCAGCGCTCAAGGCGCGGATGCCCAAGCTCAAGGTGGCGATGGACGAGGGGCTCGACACCGAGTCGGCCCAAGCCGCCATGCAAGAAGCGCTCGACGAGATGAACCAGCTTGGCGAGGCGCAGCAGCAAGCCGCCAAGGATGCCGAGAACGGCGAGATCACCGAGTTGCTCAAGAAGCTGCTCGCTCGCATGGAGGGCGGTGGCGGCGCGAACGACGAATCGCCGGAAGAGAAGGCGGCGAAGGATGAAGCGGCCAAACGCGCCGACGAGGCGAAGAAGGCCGAGGAAGCGAAGAACGCCGGCGCGATGGACGAGAAGATCAAGACGGCGGCCGACGCCGCCGCGACGGCCGCGCGCCAGTCGATCGAAGGGCGATTCCGCGCCGCGCAGAAGGTCGAGCCGATCACCGGCCGCATCGACGCGATGGCGTTCGACTCGGCCGAGGCAATCTTTGCGCACGCGCTCAAGGTCGGCGGCATGGAGCCGGAGAAGCACGACAAGGCGGCCTATGCGGGCATCGTCGACGTGCTGCTCACGAAAAGCGCGAATCCGGCGCCGGTCTCGGCGGCCGACGCCGCGGCAGTCGACGAGTTGCATAAGCAGTTCCCGCACCTCGCCAAGATCAATCACGCGTAAGGACAGTCGATCATGGGATTCCCCAACGCAGTACGACTCCAGCCCGAGGTCGGCGTCCCCGGTAGCCGCTCCTCGATGAACCCGATTTCGGTGATCTCGCGCAACGCGCAGGGCACCGTGACGGTCGCCGCTTTCGTATGGCCGGGCACCGATACCGACAATCAGGTCACGAACTCCGGCACCGGCAAGCCGCTGGGCTTCGCTGTACGCGATCAGAACGGCATCCTGCCGAACTACCTGCAGGAAGCCAGCATGCAGGTGCCGTCGGGCTTTCCGGTGCAGGTCGCGCAGCAAGGCGAATGGTTCGCCTCGTCGGCCGCCAACGCCGCGACGATCGGCCAGAAGGTCTACGCCAACTATGGCGACGGCACGCTCTCGTTTGCCGCGACGAATTCGGCAAGCACGAACGCCGGCATCACGGCCAACACGACCTCGGGCAGCAACGTGCTCACGGTGACGGCCAACAGTGGCGCCAACATCCAAGTCGGTCAGCCGGTGAGCGGCACGGGCATCCCGGCGGGCACGTATATCAGCGCGCTCGGCACAGGCACCGGCGGGGCGGGAACTTATACGCTCAGCGCGAACGCGAGCGCGAGCGGAACCGGCGTCACTGTCACGGCCACCTTGAACGTGGAAACCCCGTTCAAGGTCGAGCGCGGCGGCGCGGCCGGCTCGGTTATCAAAATTTCGTCCTGGAGTAACCTCGCATGAAGCTCGACCAATTGAGGGACTACGGCATCTATTTGCCGCCTGGCGCCGAGCTGCTCGACGCGCCCACGCGCACGAAGCTCGTCGCGGCGATGGATGCGGCCGGGCCGCTCGTCACGACGCCGAACAACGGCATCCCGGCCATGCTCACGAACTACTTCGATCCGCGCGTGATCGATGTGCTCGTGGCCCCGATGAACGCCGAGTTGCTCTATGGCGCCGTGCAAAAGGGCGATTGGGCGACGAACACGACGACGTTCATGGTCGTGGAATCAACCGGTGAAACGGCCACCTACGGCGACTTCAGCGAGAACGGCCAGTCGGGCCACAACGCGCAGTTCCCGCAACGCCAAAACTACGGGTTCCAGACGAACACGCAGTGGGGCGACAAGCAGATGGACGTCGCCGCGAAGGCGCGCTTGAACTATGCGCAGCGCCAGCAAATCGCCTCGGCGCTCATCCTGCGCAAGAAGGAAAACAGCATCTTCCTGTTCGGAGTTTCTGGCCTGCAGAACTATGGCGCGATGAACGATCCGGCGCTCACGGCGCCGGTTGCCCCGACGACGGGCGCGACGACGGGCGCGACGACCTGGGACGGCAAGAACAGCGACGAGATCTACGCCGACTTCGTGCTGCTCTGGAAGAACCTCATCGCGTCGGCCAACGGCCTCGTCAACACGAAGTCACGTGTGAAGGTCGGCATCCCGAACGTCTCCGAGCAGAACCTGACGAAGCAAAACACTTACGGCCAGGTGCTCATCGACCGCTTGAAGCTCGCCTATCCGAACATGACGATCGAGACGATCCCCGAGTTCGCTACCGGCAGCGGCAACCTTGTGCAGATGATTGCGCAGGACGTCGAAGGTCAGCCCACCGGCGAGCTGGCATACGCCGAGCGCATGCGTGCGCACGGTGTCGTGCGGCACTCGTCCTACTATGCCGAGAAGAAGTCGGGGCATGCGTGGGGCGCGGTGATCTACTACCCGAACTTCATCGAGCAGATGCTCGGAGTCTGACATGGCCGAAACGAACGATACGAAGGATCAAGCGAAGGAAGGCGCCAAGCAAGCGGCGCCGGCCAAGCCCGTCAAGGTCTACTGCAAGCTGCCGCACGGTATCCGCTACAACATGCCCGACGGCCGCACGGTACGTCTGATCGGCATGTACGGCGACGAGCGGTCCGACCTGCAGGTGACGGACATGCCCGGGCGGCACGCAGTCATGGGGCACGGCGTCACGCCGGTCGATGCCGAAGATTGGGCTTGGATCGTCGCGAAGCACGGCAACTCGGCTGCGCACGCCAACGGCTTCATCTTTACTGCCAAGGACGAGAAGTCGGGCGAAGCCGAGGCGCGCGAGAAAGAGCGCGAGAAGACGGGTTTCGAAGGCTACGATCCGACGAAACACCCCGAAGACAAGTCGAACGACGGCACGGGCGCGAAGGGCGCCGCAGACGCTAGCTAATGAGCACGCCGGCCGGTGTCGTCGCGTTCGATCCTGCAGCCTTTCGGTTGCAGTACCCCGCATTCACGGGTGATTCGGACGCGACGCTCAATGGCTATTTCGCGATGGCGCAGTGCTATCTCGACAACTCGGCTTGCTCTGTCGTGCAGGATCTGACGGTTCGCGCGCAGCTCCTTTACCTCATCACTGCGCATATCGCCTTCTTGCTCGATCGCATCGCCTCCGGTGACGGATCCAATGCGGCGGCCGTCGGCCAGCTCATGAGCGCGACTGAAGGCGGCGTGACTGCATCGATGGCGCCCATCCAGGCCAAGAACGCGCAGTTCTGGGCGCAGAGCCAATACGGGCTCATGTTCTGGCAGATGGCGCTGCCGTACCGGTCCTTCCGCTACTTCGCGGCGCCGGTGTGCCATGTCTACCGTTAAGGTCGCCGGCGGCGGCAAGCTCGACGCGGCGCTCGCCCGCTATCTAGACGGCGCGACGAAGACCATGCGCGCCGGCATCCTCGAAGGCTCGACCTACCCAGATGGCACGCCGACGGCGCTCGTCGGCTTCTGGAACGAGTACGGCGCGACGATCCAGCATCCCGGTGGCACCAAATACATCGACGATGCGGTCGTGAACGGCCGATATGTCGGCACGCGCTTCGTCGGCAACGACTTCTCCGGCGAACACAAGACTACGAAGGCCCACGAGATCAATATTCCGGCGCGCCCGTTCATGCGCACGACGGCGCAGAACAAGGCAGCCCGCTGGGCAAAGATCGTCGGCGTGACGCTGCAGCGCAATGGAGGCGACTTCGAGGCGGCGCTCAAGCTCGCCGGCGAGGCTGCGATGACCGATATCAAGCAGACGATCGCTACGTTCAACGACCCGCCGAACGCTGCGTCAACCATCCGAAAGAAGGGCCACGATCAACCGCTGCGCGATACAAAGAATCTGATGCACTCGATCGCCTACGACGTCGTCGACGGCGAGGTGCCCGAATGAACCTGCATGGCCTAGTCCGCGGCGTCATCACGACCGTCAACCCGGATACGCCCGCCACGCTCATGCAGAGCAACGGCTACGCGACGAGCGCCGACGGCTCGCGCACGCCCGCCTACACGAGTTCGACGCAGCTTGTGCAAGTGCAGGCGCTCTCCGCTCGCGAGATCCAGCACCTCGACGGCTTAAACATCACAGGCGTGCTGCGCAAGGTCTTTCTCAACGGCGACTGGCGCAGTGTCTACCGGCCCGGCAACCAGGGCGGCGACAAGATCCAGTTCGGCATGGCCGCGCCGGTACCGATCAACCTGCGCGGCACCAAGTGGCTCGTCGTGCAGGTGCTCGAGACATGGCCGGACTGGTGCTCGCTCGCCATCCAACTGCAGATGAGCTGACGCATGCCCGTCACGATCTCTATCACCGAGGCTGAAGTCTTCACGGCGCTGCGCACGTTCCTGCTCGGCATCCTGCCGGCGGGCGTGGAGGTGGTGAAGGCGCAGGACAATGGCGTCGGCGAGCCCGTCGGTCCCGACTTCGTCACGATGAACCAAATCGCACTGCCGCGGCTAGCGACGAACGTGGATACCTATACCGATCCCGGCACGAATCCGGGCACGCGCAATTCGCTTGCCGCGATGGAGATGCGCGTGCAGATCGACGTGCACGGGCCGAACTCGGGCGACAACTCGGCGATCATCGCGACACTCTTTCGTGACGAATACGCATGCGTTCAGTTCGCGACCGTAAATGCGGATATTCAGCCTCTTTATTGCGAAGAACCGAGGAAAATGCCGTTTATTAATGGCGAAAACCAATTCGAGCAGCGTTGGATAATCGACGCCGCTATTCAGTACAATCCAATCACGCAAACGCCGCAGGATTTCGCCGGCCAGGCCAAGGTCCAGATCGTCAGCGTCAATGCGGCATATCCTCCCGGAGCATAAAACATGTCGATCCCGGCATCCCTAATCGCGTCGGCCATTCCGAGCGTACTGAGCGCGGGCGGCACTGCGCTCGATCTCGTCGGGATCATTCTGACGACGAGCACGCGCGTGCCGATCGGCGCGGTTCCGACCTTTCCTTTGCAAACATCGGTCGCCAATTACTTCGGCAGCCAGTCGCTCCAGGCTCAATTGGCGACGAAGTATTTCGGTGGTTTTTCGAATTCAACGAAAAAGCCGGGTTCGATCGGCTTTATGCAATATCCGACGGCGCCGGTTGCCGCATGGTTGCGCGGCGGCTCGCTGTCCGCCATGACGCTCTCGCAGTTGCAGGCGCTCTCCGGCTCGCTCTCGGTGGCCGTTGACGGCTTCACGTGGTCGGCGGCGTCGATCAATCTGGCGAGCGCGTCGAGCTTCTCGGCCGCCGCCGCACTGATTCAAACGGGGCTCGCCGCGACGACGCAAACGCAGGCAAGCGTGACAGGCTCGATCAGCGGCACGACGCTGACCGTCTCTGCGGTGACCTCCGGCGCAATTGCGATTGGCCATCAGCTCAGCGGCACGGGCGTCGCTGCCGGCACCGTGATTACCGGTTTCCTGACCGGTACGGGAGGCACCGGCACCTACAGCGTGAACAACACGCAGACGGTCGCGAGCGAAGCGCTTACAGGCGCATTCGTTGCGCCGGCCGTCGCGTTCGATAGCACCTCGAGCGCGTTCACGATTACCTCAGGTATCACGGGCGCGGCGTCGACGATCGCCTTTGCCACTGGCACGCTCTCGGCGAGCTTGAACCTCACGTCGGCCACGGGCGCAGTGCTTTCGCAAGGCGCAGTTGCATCGACGCCGGCCGCCGCAATGAATGCGCTCGCCAAGATGACGCAGAACTGGGCCGGCTTCATGACGGACTTTGATCCCGACAATGGGACCGGGAACACGCAGAAGATGGCCTTCGCCACTTGGACGGCGGCGCAAGGAAACCGCTACGTCTATGCGGGCTGGGACACGGATCTAAGCCCGACGACGAACAACCCGGCCACGGCCTCGTTCGGCTATCTCGTCGAGCAGGGCGAAATGTCGGGCGTCGTGCCTGTATTCCAAGACGTGAACGACGCGGCATTCCTGCTCGGCGCTATCGCCTCGATCGACTTCACCGCGGAGAACGGTCGCATCACGCTCGACTTCAAATCGCAGTCGGGCCTGACGCCGACTGTCACCGATGCCACGATCTACACGAACCTGAAGGCGAACGGTTACAACATGGTCGCGCAGTTCGCCACAGCTAACGATCAATTCACATTCTTCACGCCCGGGCAGATCGCGGGTCAGTATGAGTGGATCGATTCCTACGTCAACCAGATCTGGCTCAACAACCAGTTTCAACTCGATATCGTCGAAGGCCTCACGCAATCGAACTCCGTGCCGTACAACGCGGCTGGCGACGCCATTATCGAGTCCTGGCTGATGGACACTATCACGCAGTTTGCCAAGTTCGGCGGCTTGCAGGCGGGCGTGCTGCTCTCGAGCGCGCAAGCTGTTGAAGTGAACAACGCTGCCGGTCTGAAAATCGACGGCATCTTGTCGTCTCGCGGCTGGTATCTGCAAGTGCTCGCCTCGCAGACGACGCCGACCGTGCGAGCTGCGCGCGGATCTCCTCCGATCAACTTCTGGTACATGGACGGCGGATCGGTGCAAGTCGTTCAGATGGCCTCGATCCTCGTTCAGTAAGGGGCAAACATGGCAGGCTCAATCACTAGCGCCAACAGCGTCATCATGCTCGCGGTCGCCACGATCTTTCCAGTTGCGCAGCAGCTTCAGGGCTATACGGCCGAGGACATTTTCGATACCGACGACGTCGAGCTCGCCGAAGTATCGCTTGGCCTTGACGGCAAACAGTCGAGCGGCTGGGTTCCGTTCAATGTGAAATGGCGTTTCTCGCTGCAGGCCAACTCCGATTCAATCCTGCTGCTCGACACGTGGATCACGGCGCAGAACACGATCAAGGACATATATACGGCCACGGGTGTTATCACGTTGCCGGGCCCTCGTAAGAAGTTCTCGCTGAACAATGGCACGCTCACGCGCGGCAAGATCATCCCGGACGGGAAAAAGACGCTGCAACCGCAGAACTACGAAATCACTTGGGAGTCGGTCGTCCCGGCCCCGTACTGATATGGCACGCAAGCAATCGTCGTTTCTCGCGACGGACGGTCGCGACAAGGGCAAGCGCTTCCTCCTCGAGGAAATGTCGGCGGCCCGCTCGGAAGAATGGGCCACCCGCGCACTCTTCACCGTCATGAATTGCGGTGTCGAGGTACCCGACGAGATCCTCGCGTCCGGCCTAGCTGGCGTCGCGGCGCTCGGCATCAAATCGCTCTCGAAGGTCCCCTACGAGCTCGCGAAGCCTCTCTTCGACGAGATGATGACCTGTATTCAATATGAGTTCGAACCGGGCAAGCCAGGCGGCGCACGCATGCTGATCGAAGATGACATCGAGGAGGTCGCCACGCGGCTGAAGCTGCGCAAGGCTGTGCTAATGCTGCACATGGATTCTTTTATCGCCGCCGCCCAATCCGTGCAGGCGCTTGGAGCGGCGAATCAGTCAGAGGCCTGATCGATTATCCCAATGTGCCGCGCACGATCGGCCGGGTCGTCTCGAGCGGGAGGGCCACGCTGCATGAGCTGCAAACCGTCTACGGACAACAAGACCTGCATGATCTGCTAGAAACAATCATCGTCGACAGCTACAACGAGCGCGTCGCAAGCGAAAGGAGAAACTGATCGTGGGCATGACGATCGTTGACGCGCTAGTCGTAACTCTCGGCCTCGATACGGCAGCGTTCAAGCGCGGTAAATCCGAGGCTTCCTCGGCCACGAAGAAGCTCACCGCCGAAGAGCGCAAGGCCGCCAAGGACATCGAGGAGCAAAACAAGAAGGCGGCCGACTCGTTTCGCCGGCTGCGCACCGAAGTGCTCGCGCTCGCCGCGATCTTCACTGCTGGCGTCGGCATCAAGGAATTCGCTGAGAGCACGATCAACGGAGCCGCCAATCTCGGTTTCATGGCAAAGAACCTGCAGATGAGCACGCGTGATCTCTCCGCATGGCAGCGCGCGGCTCAACGCGCAGGCGGTTCGGCCGAGGGCATCACCGCTGCATTGCAAGCCTCGCAGGGCGACGTTTCGAAGCTCAAATTCGGCCAGATGACCGAGGGTGTGCAATGGTTTCTTCGCATGGGCGGCTCCGCCAAGGATCTCAAGGATGGCAACAGCTACCTGCTCGCGCGCTCGCGCATCATCAAGCAGATGTTCGACGTCGACCCTGGCCGCGCGCGCTTCGTCGCGCAAGCGATGGGCATCGGCGACGACGAGTTCAATTTCCTCAAGCAGGGTCCGCAGGCCGTGCTCGCGCTCGTCGACGCCCAGAAGAAGAACTCGGCGATCACGGAAGAGCAGGCCAAGCGCGCGCTCGAGCTGAAAAACGAATGGCTCGACGTGCGCGATCGCCTGCAATACGTCGGCACGACGATCTTGCTCGATCTGATGCCGACGTTCGAGAAGTGGATCGGCCAGCTACAGAAGGCCTCCGATTGGGTTGCAGCGCACAAGGGCGACATCAGCGAATGGCTTGATGAGGCGAACAAGGACGTGAGCAAGTTCGTCGAAATGGCGAACGACGCAGCGCAGGCAGTTGGCGGCTGGAAGAACGTTATCGTCGCGCTTGGCGCACTCAAGATCCTGTCGATCGCCATGCCGCTCTTTCGGCTGGCGTCCGCGCTCGGCGGTGTCGGCGGCGGTTTGGCGCGCATCGCGACCTCGGGCCCGGGCGCACTGGTGGCACTTGGGCTCGTGGCCGAGGAGGTGCGCAAGCTGGCCTTCGACAAGGCAATTCCGGCTGGCCCGAATCACGATCAATACGTCGCCGAGGCTCAGGCAGGAGGAGCCGTCACGCCGAACGTCGATCAGCCGCCGCCGGGCGGCTTTGGCAAGCTCGGCGCATGGCTCAAGAAGTCGTTCGGCACGTCGGAAGCCGCTCGCCAGAAGCAAGCGATGGACTACTTCATCAGTCAAGGTTGGTCTCCGGCTCAGGCGGCGGGCATCGCCGGCAGTCTCACGCAAGAGAGTCATCTGGATCCGACTGCGCGCAATCCGGCGAGTGGAGCTCTTGGCATTGGACAGTGGCTCGGAAGCCGCGTCGGCGACTTTCGTAAGTTTGCGGGCCACGGTCTTGAGGAATCGACCTTCGAAGAGCAGCTCGCATTCATGCAATACGAGCTGACCAAGGGAAAAGAGCAGGCCGCCGGTCGCGCGCTGCGCGCTGCTCTCACGCCGGCTCAGGCTGCGGCGATCCATTCCTCGATGTATGAGCGTCCGGGTGCGGCCGAGGCGAACATCGCGAACCGGCGGGCCTACGCCAACATCTTGTATTCGACGATAGGTCAGCAAAATGCCGCACAGATCGCCGGGCAGACTGCGGCTGCAGGGGTGCCAGCGCCGCGCGTATCGACGTCGACGAGCACGTCGCACGCCGAAACGCACGTGAACGGCCCGATCAATATCCATACGCAAGCCACGGACGCCGCAGGCATCGCGCGCGAGTTCGGCAATGCCGTGAAGCGCTACAGCTTCATGGTGCCTCAAGCCAACACAGGGATGAGCTGACATGGCGATGCCGATCATTGCCGTTCCGCAATATCCAGACGTGCCGTTTGCCGATGGTGTGCCGCCCGTGCTGCGCAATCCACTGGCGAACCCTGCGCAGCTTGTCACGCAACTGCTGTCGGGCGACGTCATAGGCGTGCTTACGGATGCGCTGCGGCCCGTCTGGGGTGTGTTCGATAGCTTCGGAAACCCTGTTGCGATCGCAGATACCGTCTCCGTGCTCGAGTACCGAGCCGATTCCCGCCTGTCGAGCTATCCCCAAGAGCAAGGCGCCTTCGCTGACGTCAACAAGGTGCAGATGCCCTACGCCTCGACGGTGCAGCTCGTATGCGGCCGCACGGCGTCCGATCGCGGCATGTTCCTGGCCGCGATCGAGGGCGCCAAGCAATCGACCGACCTGTATTCGATCGTCTGCCCCGAGACGACCTATCAAAACGCGAACATCGTCGCCTATGACCTGCATCGCGAGACTCGAAACGGCGCCACGCTATTGAAGGTGAACGTGCACCTTGAAGAGGTGCGCATCACGGGCGGCGCGCAGTTCCAGAATACGCAAAACCCCGCGTCCGCTGATCCGTCGAACCTCGGGCAGGTGCAGCCGCAAACGCCCACCGCAGGGCAGTCGACGCTCTTTGGGCCGCTCGCCGTCACAACGGGCCCGGGCGGGGTGCTCTGATGCTCGTCATCCCGCTCGCGGCCAAGCCGTCGCAAAAGCTGAATACGCTGCTCGCCGGCCAAAACTGCCAGATCAAGGTCTATGCGAAGACAACGGGGCTGTACCTGGATCTCGCGATCAACAATGCGCCGCTCAAGAGTGGCGTGCTGTGCCTCGATCGCACGCTGCTGATTCGCCACGCGTACCTCGGCTTCGTCGGCGATCTGGCGTTCTTCGATACGCAGGGCGTCTCCGACCCGATCTATGGCGGCCTCGGTGCGCGCTATCAGCTCGTGTATCTCGAGGCGAGCGATCTCACGTCGGTGGGGCTTACATGAGCTTCACGAAGAAGCGCATCGACGTGACGATCACGCTCGGTACCGGCGAGTTCGGCGACACCGGATCCAACGAGGTGACGCTCACCGGCCTGCGCGTGCAGTCGCTCATTACGGTGCCCGGTGGCGATGCCATGGCGGCCGCACAAGTGCGCATCTATGGCGTGTCGCTTTCCATGGTCAATCAGCTCACGACGATCGGCCCGATCAATACGGCGATCCGCGCCAGGAACTCGATGCTGCTTGCGGCCGGCGACGAGAACGGTATGCAGGTCGTCTATGCGGGCACGATTGGCGACGCCTGGGGCGAGTATCAGGGCGCGCCGGAGACACCCTTGAACATCATCGGCTATGCAGGCCTCATCGACGCCATCAAGCCGGTCGGCGCGCTCAGTTTCGTCGGGGCAACCGATGTCGCGTCGATCATGCAGCAGCTCGCCGAAACGATGGGGCTCGCATTCGAAAACAACGGCGTTCAGGTTCAGCTCGCGAACCCATACTTCCCAGGCACGGCGCTTATGCAAGTGCGCTCGTGTGCACGCGCAGCAGGCATTAGCTACCTCATCGACCGCGGAACGCTGTCGATCTGGCCGCGTGGCGCAGCGCGCAGTGGCGATGTACCGGTCATCTCGCCGGCGACGGGAATGGTCGGCTACCCGCGCTTCGTTAGCAACGGCCTTCAGGTTTCGACTGAATTCAACCCCGCGATCAAGGTTGGCGGAAACGTTCAGGTTCAGAGCTCACTGCCCGTCGCTTGCGGCATTTGGACCGTCACCAATCTCACGCACGCGCTCGAGAGCGAAACGCCGAACGGCGCGTGGTTTTCCGAGTTCGGAGCGTATCCGCAAAATGGCCTCTGATCCGTTCGGCTTTCGTGGCCTTCAGCAGCCGACCGATACGACGTCGGACGTCAACGCGATGTCGTTTCTCGTGTGGCAGATCCTGCGCACGGTGGCCGGTGCGCGTCTCGTCGAGGTGACGGCCGTGACGAATAGCGGTGGCGTGTCACCGGTCGGCTTCGTCGACGTGCTTCCGCTCGTCAATCAGGTCGATGGATCTGACAATGCTGTGCCGCACGACGTCGTTCACAACCTGCCGTATTTCCGCCTGCAGGGCGGCGCGAACGCCGTCATCCTCGACCCGCAGGTAGGCGATATCGGCGTGGCCATTATCGAGGATCGGGATATCTCGTCGGTGAAAGCGAACAAAGGGCAGGCGAACCCGGGCTCGAAGCGTCTTTTCGATATGGCCGACGGCCTGTACATCGGAGGTTTTCTCAACGGCGCGCCGACGCAGTACTTCCAGTTTTCGTCAGCCGGGATTGCCGTCGTGTCGCCAACGAAGATCACCCTGCAAGCGCCGCTCGTCGAAATCGATGCCTCGACGTCGCTTACCGTCAATTCGCCGCAGTCTGGATTCAGCGGCGCGGTCATCGTGCAGGGGCTTTTGTCGTTCCTGGCCGGCATGTCGGGCAGCATCGCGAGCGGCGTTGCCGCAAGCATCACGGGTGCCGTCCAATTCTTCGGCTCGATCACGTCCAACGGCCACGCGATCGACAGCACACACCAACACACCAACTCGGGTGGCACCGGCCTCGGCGGGCCGCCTCAGTGAGAGATCATGCCTAATACCCTTCTTCTTGATCGCACGACATGGGACTTGTGCCTCGACGCGAGCGGAAACATCGCCGTGGCAGGCGAGCCCTATGCACTCGCGCAGGACGTCGCTAGCGCCGTGCGCACGTTCCTCGGCGAATGTTGGTTCAACACGAAAGACGGCGTGCCGTATTGGTCCGACATCCTCGGTAAGCGACCGCCGCTGCAGCTTGTCAAAAAGGACATCGTCGCTGCGGCGCTCACTGTGCAAGGTATCGCATCGGCTCAGTGCTTTATTACGGGCCTCACGGATCGAGCGCTCACGGGGCAGGTGCAAGTCACGACAACAGGCGGCGCCACGCTGACCGTCAATTTCTGAGGTTTCCATGTCGACCCCGAGCTCAAGCGTACCCGGCATCAATTGGGACCCCAGCGGGCCGATCGTGCCCGACGAGTCGGCCATCCTGACGGGCGTGCTCGCCGATTCGAACGCCGCGTTCGGCGGCAACATGAACATCTCGAACGCCGACGGCACGCCGAATACGAAGACACCTCAGGGGCAGCACGCGCAGAGCCTGACGGCCATCATCGCCGACAAGAACGACAACATGCTCGAGGTCGTGAACGGCATTGACCCCGACACCTCGACCGGGCGCTGGCAGGACGCGATCGGCCGTATCTACTTCATCGAGCGCGAGCCCGCGCTGCCGACGGCGCTGCAAATCGCGTGCGGCGGCCTTGTCAATACGCAGATCCCGGTCGGCGCGCGC